ATTGAGTGGGAATGATTAACAGCTAACTCATAGCAAATCATTCCTATTCAGATGCCAACTCAACCCTCTGTTTTTACAGAGGGTTTTTGTTTTTATGTATTCATTTCTATTCACTCTACACCATATTTTTCGGCGGTACAGGTGACGGTATTACCTTAAAGGTATACTCTCATACCGTCATGAAAATGGTTTCTATACGGGTGAATTGTGCTTACCGATACAAAATTAAAAAACCTCAAGCCGCAGGACAAACTGTACAAGGTCTCCGATCGTGACGGGCTGTATGTAGCTGTGCTTACGTCAGGCACGGTCTCGTTTCGCTATGACTACCGTATCAACGGTCGCCGCGAAACACTGGTAATCGGGCAGTATGGGCGTGACGGTATCAGCCTGGCAGAAGCGCGAGAAGAACTGATTGCTGCAAAGAAGCTGCTTAAAGCAGGCCAGTCGCCGGCTGCGGCTAAACGTGACGGTATCAAAAAGATTCGTGGTGCCGAGACGTTTGCGGTACATACCGACAGTTATATGAAACACGTCATCCTGGCTGACAGTACCCGCGCAATGAAGCAGGCAGTGATCGACCGTGACATACTTCCTGTTCTTGGCAACAAAATGATGGCTGAAATTACCACATCGATGGTTCGTGATTTGTGTGACCGGATTGTCGAACGCGGTGGTCGGGCAACAGCAGTGCAGGCCAGGGAGATCATCAGCAGCGTATACCGTCACGCCAATGACCGTGGTCATGGTTTGTTTAATCCTGCGGCTGACATTAAACCTTCGTCTATCGCCATATTTAAACCACGAGAGCGAACACTGACACCAGAAGAAATTGGCCTGTTCTTCCGTACGCTGGATGCCATTGGTGCTATGGGCACTATGAAAATGGCTTTAAAGCTGGTGCTTATCACTATGGTTCGTAAAGGCGAATTCACCAATGCAACGTGGGACGAAATAGATTTTAAAAAATGGACATGGACAATTCCTTCAGACCGCATGAAGGGAAGCCGGGCGCACGTTATTTACCTGCCTAAACAGGCACAGGATATATTGGTCGGGTTGCAGATGTGCGCTGGTGGAAGTGAATATCTGGTTCCTGGTCGTTACAACTTCCGGAAGCCATTATCTAATGCCGCTCTGAACTCTCTGATCGACAGAACGGTGAAAATAATAAATGAAGATGGTGAGCATATTCAGGACTTCACCGTACATGATATGCGCCGTACAGCCAGTACGTTGTTGCATGAGGCTGGTTATCCTTCAGACTGGATTGAAAAGGCTCTGGCACATGAGCAGAAAGGTGTGCGCGCCGTATATAACAAAGCGGAATACGCCAGACAGCGCGCCTACATGTTGCAGCAGTGGGCCGATATGATTGATTCCTGGATTAACGGGGAGCATACGGATCTGATTCCGTTCTCCCCGTCGAAGTTTGAGAGGTGGATGGAAGACAGTAATAAATAATTCTATCCTTCCTGGACTTTGGTAAGCGTCAGATTTCCGCAGAACACTGCGCCGGTGTCGATGTACATCTGGTTTGCATACACCAGTGGGTGATGTGCTGGCGTATGACCGAAGATGAACAAATCGGCACCGGTTATCTCCGAGACAATACCGTCCTGCGCGTCGCTAACCCGCTCACGATTCCATATCACCATTTCTTCTGGTACTGGCTTATCGAATGCGTATTCGTTGTGCGGGTAGTCTGCGTGACAGATGACGACCTTCTTATTGCCGGTAACCAGTTCGATAATCATCGGGAGGTTGGTAATCTTTGGCAGAAGGTATTTGAGTTGCACATCCTGCTCAGAATCAAGTTGGTGCCACCATCCACCGCCGTTTGACATCCAATGTCCGAAACTTCCGCCGTTGACCAGTGCATCCAGCATCATCTGCTCATGGTTGCCACGAACAGCTCGGAACCACGGCATAGTAATCAAATCCAGGCATTCGACGTTTTCAGCGCCGCGGTCAACAAGGTCACCAACGGAAATAAGTAAATCGCGCGCCGGGTCGAATGAAACTTTGTCGAGTTCGTTCATCAGCAGCGTGTAGCACCCATGCAGATCGCCGACGACGAAGATATTGCACCAGTCAGCGCCATTGATGCGTTGATATAGGTTCATGCTGCACGCTCCCGCCCCTGGTTGTCTATTGGTGACACCGGAGCATTGCTGAATGCATTTGTTAATCCGCCAATATCCAACGCGTATCCAGGGTGTAGTTGCACTGCCGGGTCTTCGCACTGATTACCCCAAACATCGAAGCCATGAGACGTCTGGCGGGCGAACAGTTCAATGCGAGAAACATCGCCTAACAATTGCACAAGTTTTTCACGAACGATATCTGGTTTTCTTGAGTGCTCAAGCCGCGGTGCGGTAAATGACTGAACGATCCCTGCATTAATGCGCGTAGGTAGTTTTCCCTTTACCGCAAACAGGCAATCTTCACTATTGGCGCGAGTCATGTGTCCCATACCCATAACCAGTTTATCTGGTTGTCGACTACCACATTTTATCCACGTGAAGCCCTTCATCGTCATCAGACGAAATCCCCAGGCTTCAACAACTTTTAGTGCTTCGAGTGGTTGTGTTGGCACCCACCACATGGCCAACAGACAGTTTTCAGCGGTCAAATCCCACACAGGAAGGCGGCAGATATCCAGCACACTCATAACTGGATATTTAAAACCGGCACCGCGATTACCATCTGCGGCTTTGTCCCGGTATACCCAGGGTGGATCTGCATAGATTAGTGTGTATTTCTTAGTCATAAACCACCCCACAACATCTTATGCCGCTATAGTCGCCACGGCGAAGGCCGTTACCTTTTGTGATACATTGGTCCCTGCGAACCGCGATCCTTGCACGTTCAACATCACCAGAAGCAACATCCATACACTGAAGCCAAAGGTGAGCGGCAATGCGGAACTGCCCTTTTTTCTCTCTTTCAATCGCGCGTTTTTCGATCTCTATCGCCGCAGGAGTAACGGCGACAATCTTTGACGGACTGCGCATTGAAACCTTATTCATGTGATATTTTTCAAGTCGGCTTAACTTTCTCACTTAATCCAACCCTCTCTGAAAATTAATGTCAGCAGATAAAGCCATGCTGAAACAGAGGCCAGGAATAAGTACCATCCTGACCATTTGCTCCAGTGCCTTAGCAGCGCACTCATGCAGCGTTGCTCACGGGACGATATACACGTTGCTGAACAGGAGGTTTTTTACCCTGGAACTCTGCCGGGCTTGCTGCCTGACGTTCATCAAGCCAACGCTCAACTTCATCACGGTTCCATGCGCAGCGTTTATCGGTGATATACCAGCGTTTAGGAAATTCCCCTGCGCGCTCCATACGGTCGATAGTGCTCCATGACAGTGGCACCACCGCCAGGAGTTCCTTCTTACCTAATGCACCTTTCATAAATACCTCTCTTGGTTGCAGTGCGGCGCGCGTGGCGCCGCGGTGGTGGTTACATAGATGTTTCGTTTAATTCTTCCCGACGAACGCTGTAAACGTCGGTGGCTTTTGCCAGCAGTTCGTCATCATCTGAAAGTTTTTGTGCAATGTATTTGTAAGCCTTATCCAGTTCGGAGACAGTGCTGTAATTCATCGCTGCGCTGGTAAAGGCCATCAGCATTTCTTCTGGATCACGGCTATCCGCTTTACGCGTTTGCTCATCAGGCTTTTTCGCTGGTTTAGCGTTGATCAGACTGTTCATTCCCGCAGCAGTGGTCGTTTGCGGAGTAATGTCTCGCTCAACGCGCGGTGCCGTTTCCTGTAATTCGTCAGGGGTGTAAACACCGAGAAGTACATCAGGAGCGTGCAGTCGAGCCCATCGTTTCGTGCAAAGATAGGCAAGTTGCTGGCGCGGATCCTGTTCCCACAATGGAGAGTTACGCACTCCGGCTTGCGCCATACTGATGGTAAGCTCACGGGGTTCTGCTTCTCCTTTAAGAACCGCTGACACAGTTACCGTCAGATTCGGTGATTTATCTGTTTTGCCGTTAACATTCGACCAGTCACCGCTCCAGCGATAATTCAGGCGTGTCGCTAGCAGGCTGGAAGAGGATACGACCGCGTTTACCAACTGTGCTTCGTAGCCTAACGTTCCGTTTACCACATGCGTTTTTTGCGCCACGGCGAAAGGGTTCATTCCCCACTGTGCCGCCTGCATGGTCACCGCCAGACAATCGGCAGGTTTGCCTTCAAGATGTTTCGGTACAGTCGCTTTGCTTTGTGACATCAACTCCGCGAAACGCACCAGTTGATTCATGCCCTCCGGGCTGAAGATTGCCGCAGCAGTACCTACAGTTGCGCCTGGTTGTGATGTGATTGCGATATCATTGCTCATACGTACATATCCTGTTTACGTGCCCAGTCAGGGCGTTTAATAATTTCCACTCCGCCCCACTCATCGTTGATGCGGCATTCGTGATAGGTATTCAGATCCCGGCGGAACAGAGCGTGCCCGGCATCGACATCCGGCGCATCCAGCTCGAACACGCGTACCGGATACCGACCACAATCAATGCTTTCGCTCACGGCAAGAAAGAAAAAACCATGCGGCTGACCAGTAACCTTCATTGCGCCTTCGCGGTACATTGCGTCCTGCACGTGGTAGCGGAATTCCTCGATGTGGCGTGCAAAACGGTCCATATCTGCAACCTTTTTCACGTCGACGATCACGTTGTGCTCGTTCAGCCATTTGTCTGGACGAATGCGGCACAACTCACCAGTCTCTTCATCGTTCCAGTACATTGATGCTTCGTAGCAACCAGGTGCTTCCAGCATCCAGCGTGCCGCCGGGTGAGCCATTGCGCTATCACGCATCAGCTCCAGTTTCCGCCACTGCTCGGCATCAAGTACCGCAATCCCCATATCCGCTACATCACGAAGAAATGCTTCTTCGTCAGCTTTACCTTGTTTCGTCCGACGATCGAACTTTGGTGAAACAATGAAGCGTTTGTCGAATTCTCCAGGTTCCAGAAGCAGACAGTGCAATGCAGTTCCCATATCTAGTGCAGACTTTTTCTCTTCGTCTTCTGGTGCTGACTGAACCCATTTAAGAAGCGCCGGATTCTTGGCAACCATGTCCAGTTGCGACTTACTCACGCCGTCACCGGCGTGGTAGTCTTCGTTGCTGATGTCGAAATAAATTCCCGGTTTCATGCCGCGTCCTTCTGTCCATCAAGCTGATCCGCCAGATCCCAGCGGGCGATAATTGCCATTGCCTCTCGCCGATATGCATCCATCAGTTCTTCGAACTCAGGGCTGTCTTTAGCAGCCTCCAGTACTTCCTGACGAACGCCTTTGCCTGTTACAACGTCGAAAGTTGAGGACAGTTGATGAAGCCGGATACTCTCAATCAGTTCAACTTGTCGGTCATATAGCTGTTCTGACAGGCGGTAGTCCTTGTCGAATGCCAGCATGATTTTTTGAAGATTTTTCTGCTGATTAACGTTCATTATCAGCCCTCCCATATCTCGTTATCGTTGGCCACATCGCGAGCTTCTTTGCTGACGAAAGCCCACTTAATACCTTCCTGTAAGGTGCGGAACTTCCAGCTCATGAATCCGCATGCAGTAACGCAGTACCAACCGTTGATGATTTTCCACTGCATAATTTGTTACCTCGGTCTGTTACCGTTGAGGTAATAATTATGCGTATTTGGTTTGGTGTCAATAGATATGAGTTAAAAAAATTACCCGTTAGGTAATCGAACAGGCAATAAAAAAGCCGCCAGAAGGCGGCTTACTTACTGAAAAATATGATTTTATTGTTTGTTTTTTTCGTTCTGGTTGATGACAAATTCAATGTAACTTTCGATCTTTGCTTTCTCGGTTTCGGGTAACAATGCGTAGCGCGAGCGGTCATAGTTGATGGTCGCAGGGTCGTGCGGGTGAATCAGTAATTCATAGCCGTGACGCCCGAATGCGGATGCAACATTCTCCAGGGTGGAAATGGAAACGCTGACCTCATTGTTTAACAGGCGGCTGATTGTCACCTGGGCGACGCCGGATGCGCGGTGAAGTTTTCCCTGCGTTGAAAGGTCGCGGCTTTCGCTCATCCAGCGTTCCAGGTTGTGAGCCGCCAGTTGACCAATGTCGCTTGGTCCGACAGGCTGAAAACCTTCCTGAGAAAGCGAGCGATCGATATCAAGCCAGTTACGGGGTTTATTGGCGGCAGCTTCAATTTTTCGCGCAACCTGGTCGCCGATAACCTTCTTGCCAAGAGCCCAGCGGTTTACCAGATTTGCCTGAGTTCCAAGTTTTTCTGCCATCCGCGTCTGAACACCATTGAATTCACGGTCGATCAAGTCGTTGAGATTTTGCCTGCGGACGTCCTGGATACTTTTCATTTTCTGGAAAATCGCCTCATATATGAATCAGTAGATGATTCAATTTAAAGCAATATTACCCAACAGGTAAATGCACCCCATAGGTAACTATCCTTGATTTTTGTTACCTTATGGGTGAATATTTATTATCTGAAATAAATATCAGGCAATAGCTATGAGCGATAACGGACATTTCGATTTCAAAAAGCACTGGCTTGCACTTACTCCGGATGAGCGTGAAGCCTTCGCACAGGAAGCCGGAACGACGAGTCACTATATCCAGACTCACTTAACAGGTAAGCGCAAAATGCCAGGTAAAGTATTGATGAATGGGCTTTTTAAAGCCTGTAAATCAAGACAATGGTTGCGCTCAAAAGCAGAACTGGCATACTTCTTCTACTCATGATATCCAGCCACAACCCTCTGTAGACCGCCATCCGGCGGTCTTTTCATATCTATTCGCACCTCAAAGGTAATAAAAAACCAAATCTGGTTGATCTTTTTTTTGTGTCAGCACAAAATAACCGTAATCCCAATACTAATAACAGGGCTTACCATGGAAATCATTACACGTATTGATGCCGCAAATCGCGGACTTAAACGCTACTACACCGGAAAACCATGTAAGCACGGACATGACAGTGAACGCTGGGTTTACAACGGACACTGTGTTGAGTGCACCATGGAATCAAACCGTCGCATCAGGGCAGAGATTAAGCAGATCATGATTAATTCCTCCCCACAACATTCAAGCTGATAGCGGAGATTAATCATGAGCAGACATGCAACAGATTGGGCCTGGGAGACAGATCCAGGTAGCTCGTCATTAAAGCTCATACTGCTCTCGATGGCTGACAGAGCCGATGAATATAACCTCTGCTACCCCAGCATAGAACGCCTCGTTAAAGACACTTGCCTGAATAAAAAAACCGTGCAGGCCGGGCTTATATCGCTCATGAAAATGGGGCTTATTTCAGATACCGGAGAGAGAAAGGGAGCGACGAAAAGAGTGCGGGTTTTCTCTCTTAATATAACCAAAAACGGGAACATTAAAGGCAACCGGGAAGGGAGCAATGAACCCGAAAACGGTAATGTTACCGAAAACGGGAATATACCCAAAAACGGGATGTTGAATGATCCCAAAAACGGGATGTTGAATGATCCCAAAAACGGGATCCAGAACCAGTCATATAACCAGTCATTTAACCAAGAGAGGGAGAGCAGGACAAAAAGCGGGGATTCTGTGCCTCATGACCCCGGCGCAAACAACGCCGTGATGAATAACTTTGTTCCTCCTGGTGGGCCAGGGCAATTAGGCAAATTTGTCATGCATGAACAATGGCAGCCATCAGATGACTTTCTTCGGAAAAGCTCCTTGCAGGGGATCTACCTGGACAGTCTGCCAACGGCACAGGAACTTGCAGAGTTCAGAATTTACTGGATGGCTGAGGGTAAGGCATACCATCAGGCACAGTGGGAGCAGAAGCTGGCAAGGCGGCTGCAGATTAGCAGACAGAAGCAATCAACATTACCTGATAACAACGTTCCGCACTGGAACAGCCCTGAAGCGTGGGAGGATTTCTTGTGAACAACGTTTTTACCGCGATACAAAACCGTGACGGAGAAGCCCTTTCTCGCATGTCAGGTTATGAGCATCAGTACGTCAACAATGACAATGTGGTGAACATGTCAGCAGAGAGGCTTGTTGATGCCCTTTTCAAACAGCTGAAACAACTGTTTCCGGCGGCAGTGGTAACCAACCTGAAGACGCCAGAGCAGGAAGTTGCTGCAAAACAGCAGTGGATTGCTGCGTTTGCCGAAGGGGGAATACGTACCCGTGAACAGGTTTCTGCTGGTATGCGCCACGCCCGCGCCAGTGAATCTCCGTTCTGGCCGTCGCCAGGGCAATTCATCAAGTGGTGTAAAGACAGCAAGATGGTTCTTGGCGTCACCATTGACGATGTGATGGCGGAGTTTCACCGGTACAGCAAGGAAAAAAGTTTATATCCTGGTGGTCCCGAAAGATTCCCGTGGCGGCATCCGGTTATGTACTGGGTCGTATGTGATACACGCCGTGCAATGTATCAGCGCCAGCTTAGCGAGATTGAGGTTGAGAAACACGCGCGCAGGCTGCTCGATGATTGGGCGAAAAAGGTGGCTTCCGGACAGCAGATACCCGATCCGGTGATCAGCATACAGGCAAAGCCAGAGCCCATGAGTACACCTCCGGACACAGGGAGAGACGTTTACCATCCACCAGGGCGAAGTTTCGGGTGCATGCCTAACGCCGCCACCCTTGGGGGAATAACACCGGCGCAGTGGCTGATGGAGGAATACAGGCGGGGAAAGGCGGCAGGATTTATCAAGTAATACCAGCGCGATAGCGCATTTTTTTACGCCTCAATAATTACCTATGAGGTAACAAAATATTCTAAGCTCTATTGATTTTGTGTCTTATGTGGTTTTTAATTACCTTAGAGGTAAATCATGAGAAAACAGATACAGGCTCTTGGTCGACTCAAAACAGGCCAGATGAACAAAACAGAATCTGCGTATTGCCAGCACCTTGAGCAGCGTAAACGTGCAGGGGAAATCGTCTGGTATCGATTTGAGGGTATCAAGCTGCGGTTAGCTGACAACACGTTCTATACGCCCGATTTTGCTGTGATGCTCGCCACCGGCGAGATGGAACTGCACGAAGTGAAAGGTTTCTGGACCGACGACGCCAGGGTGAAAACCAAAGTCGCCGCAGATCAGTATCCGTTCCGAATCATCGGGGTAACGGTTAAACCAAAGAAAGCAGGTGGTGGCTGGAACATCGAAGAGTTCTGAATCGACGATCTTTTTAGTTATCAATGTAATCAATAAGTTATGTGGATAAGCGAGGGTAAAGATGGAAAGTAATATCAAAGGGTTAGTTGCCGCCGGGCATGAGATGGCTTCGGAACTGAAAGCAGAATGTGGTGCCGTTGATATGCGCAGTGTGGCAAAGCTGATCAGCGATTTGGCAACGCAACTGGAAGTGCAACTGGTGCGTGCTAATGCGATGGCCGAAGACCAGCAGAAAGCGATTGAGTCAATTAAGCAGGCTGATGCAGCTGTTAAGTTGGCACACGAGAAGTTTTCGGCGCTGGCAGCAGAGAATGCGGAGCTTAAACAGTCGGAGAAGGAATTTAATAACTTCTGTCGTCAGGAGTACTACGGTTGGGAGGACAACTTCACGGAAACCCCAGCCACCGACGCTTTCCTGGCTGAAGTACGGGCGCAGGCGTTTAATGACCTTTGCTCGGTGTTCGTTAAGCACGCGTCGGTGTCCGGGCTGGACGATGGCGACTGCGTTACGGTGAAAGAGGCGACTGACGCCCTGCTGCATTGTGCGGAACAGCTTCACGAGGGAGTGCATTCATGAGCAACCTACTACCATGTCCATTCTGTGGCGGCGCAGCGCACGTTGCCAGCGAAGCAGATCACCCTGAATATGGCTCTGGCGGTCGATTCTATTTCGTTCGATGCGGTACGTGTCGCGCTCAATCTGGTAGCAAATATGCAGCGCCTGGAAATGACTGCGCGATTTTTTATTCAGAGGTTAGAGCAGAGTGGAATCAGCGAGCAAAGGAGGCAACCAGTGAGCGAAATTAATTACCAGGCACTGCGTGAGGCGGCGGAAGCAATAAAAGTCGTGGCAGCGCCGCAAAAATTGCTTGCCTTTCGCATGAAGGTCACGCCGCAGGTTGTGCTGGCCCTGCTGGATGAACGGGAAAGAAACCAGCAATACATCAAACGCCGCGACCAGGAGAACGAGGAGATTGCGCTAACGGTAGGGAAGCTGCGTGTTGAGCTTGAAGCAGAAAAACAGCGGGCAAAAGTTCTATTTATGGAAAATGCTCGGCTTAAGTCAGGCATAGCCGGTCTGATACACCTCGGTATTCGATATGCAGATGTTGAGGTCATGAAAATTGCTGGAGATGCCCAGCTTTCTACCCCATGCACTGACAGCATCATAAACAGCATTGCAACAGGCATTCGCATCAAAGGAGAGTGATATGAGCGCTATAACCAAAGAACGTATCAAATTATTCATTAAAAATCCGCTTGATAACGGACTTACTCGTGGCGAACAAATGGAACTGGCACGAATTGCACTGGCATCACTGGGAGCAGAACCTGTAAGCCAAACTTACAACTTGCCAGAATTAATCGAAGGCATGGAGGTTTCCATTGATGTAAGCACTTGTGATGCGGATTTAGGTAATCGCTATTTCGGTACCGTCACCGAGGCGTTAGAACTTGATACTGCCAAGAATGGTTACATCCTCCTGGTTCAGGACGCAGAGCCAAACTTCGATATAAATGGCAACTCTCCGGTAACTCCGGATGGTTGGGTTATAGTGCCGAAGAAACTAACCGCTGAGAACGGCGCTAAGGGTGTGCTATCCGGTGAATTTTCAGAAACGACGTTTATAAGCTGCCCGGAATGTTTTGGCGATGATGATTGCGATACCTGTGACGGTAGCGGGCGGATTGAAATTAAAGTACCAGTCACGTGGACGACCATAAAATCCATCTGGGATAAAGGTATTGCGTATTTTGCAGCAGAACCGAGGCAGGAGGTTAACCGTGGCTAACCTGCAACTTGCCGTCAAAGGTGAATACTTCGATGCCATGCTTCAGGGTAGCCAACCTGTAAGCCAAACTTACAAGTTGCCAGTTAATACACCTTGCCAAGATGCGCCAGCCCATATCTGGCTGCAAACAGCTGGAGTATGGCCAGAAGATGGCGAGTTAAGCGAATTAACGTGGTGCAGCCACAATCAGCACCATGATGACACGCTATATGTTCGAGCTGACTTGGTAAATGGCAACTCTCCGGTAACTCCGGATGGTTTATCCACGGTATGCGCTGAGGCTTATCAGGTTGTAGGAGTTATGGCAGATGCGCTTGGTGTATTCGGTGATGCAGCAGTACAGAAAGTTCTGGATAACCTGTCACAGCAAAAACTTGTTCACAGAGATGTGCTGCCGTTCTCGCGTCCGGTAACTCCGGATGGTTGGATAAGCTGTAGTGAGCGAATGCCCCCTCAAGATGATTGGATTTTAATTTATTCAAAGCACGGCGAGTATATGGCAGGACAGGTACAAGGGGAATACGTGGAGTTGAGCGACGGCACTTTATCGTGGTTAGGGAACGCCTTGTTCTGGATGCCGCTACCAGAACCGCCGCAGGAGGCGAAATGATGGATGTAAAAGAGAAGGTTTTGCAGGTGATGCGTTCCCGGGCTGCCCTGCAAGATAAAGCTCTCGGCGGGGAATATCCATTCAGGATGGCAACCTGGAATCTGCGGTTGGCAATGGAGAAGGAATTTCCTGATGAAGAATGGCGTTCGGCAGATTTGCGCAAAATTCTTATGGAGCTGGCTAAAGACGGAACAGTATCCAAAGATACCCATGCCAGCCGGATTGGTCAGGCGGTATGGAGACTGGAGGTGAGGTAATGGCTAACCTGCAACTTGCCGTTAAAGGTGAATACTTCGATGCCATGATTCGAGGGGAGAAAACGGAAGAGTATCGCCTGTGTAATGACTACTGGAATAAGCGCCTCGTTAACCGTAAGTATGACCGCCTGATTATCACAAAGGGATATCCGAAGCGCGAAGACTTCAGTCGCAGAATTGACGTCCCGTATAACGGATATGAAATAAAAACAATCACACATCCACACTTCGGTGATAAACCGGTAAAGGTGTTCGCGATAAAGGTAAATATTGATGGCTAAATCAGCAGCAGAGCGCAAAGCCGCTCAGAGAGCCAGACAAGCTGCATCTGGTGTGCGTAAGCTGGAGATTGTGCTTGATGCTCAGGAAATTGAAATGCTGGAGCGTAACTGTGCCACACGTCGCCCCGGGCGTGCGCCTTACGAATTTGGTGAGTATATAGCGTTACTGATCCGCCAGGATGATGCACGCGTGCGCGGGCATATAAAATCGATCAGCAGAAAACGTTGCGGTAAGTGCGGCGAGAGAGTTCCAGTTAATTCATGCCCGTGTAATGGTGACTCGCAATGCTGGGTGACTAAAGGCTGGCATGAAACGAAATTAATAGTGTGACATGTCACGAGTAGATTATGCATGATGAATTTGATGTGTTTTGAATACTGCCGCCAACTATGGCGGCTTTATTTTGCATGTTACTATTACCACAACGGTAACTATTACCACGGTGGTTATGATGCCTGCTGAACCTAAAACCTATAAACGCAAATCAACGCAATTTAAGCCACTAACAGCAATGCAGGAGGCTTATTGCCAGTCATACATCAAAACGCCTGAAAACCAGACTCAGGCAGCGATTAACGCAGGATTCTCCCCAAATACAGCGGCAGTTAAAGCCAGTGTCATGATGCGCGATGAACGCATTCAAAAACGGATTGCCGAGTTGATGGAGGAGCGCAACAAACGAATGCGCGTCAGTGCTGATTACGTTCTCATGCGCCTGGTGGAGATCGACCAGATGGACGTGATCGACATCCTCAACGACGATGGGAGCCTTAAACCAATCCGTGAGTGGCCGAAAATCTGGCGCACTACGCTTAGTGGCTTTGATCTGTCATCGACCATCATGAACATGAACGAGGATTCGATAGAGACAATCCTCAAAAAAATTAAATGGCCTGACAAGGTGAAGAACCTTGAGCTGATTGGTAAGCATGTTGATGTCAACGCGTTCAAAGAACGTCTGGATGTTAATGTGAATGTGACAATTGCTGATCGCATAGCAGCAGCCAGGAAGAGACTGAAAGAACGTCAGGATGGCAATAAGTGACAGATACAGCGTTATCTCCTGAAGATCAGTTAATCGAGGATATTGCAGGGTTCACTCACGATCCGCTTGGCTATGCCCTCTATGCGTTCCCGTGGGGGGAAGAGGGTACTGAACTGGCACATGCCACCGGTCCACGTCAGTGGCAGGCCGATGCGTTCCGAGAGATACGTGATCACCTGCAGAATCCAGAGACGCGCTATCAGCCGCTTATGCTGGCACGCGCTTCTGGTCACGGTATTGGTAAATCCGCATTCATCTCAATGCTGATCAACTGGGGCATGTCCACTTGCGAGGATTGTAAGGTCGTGGTGACCGCCAACACCGACAACCAGCTACGAACGAAGACCTGGCCGGAAATTATCAAGTGGTCGAACCTTGCTATCACGAAAGAGTGGTTTACCTGTACCGCTACCGCGATGTACAGCAATGACCCTGGGCACGACAAGCGGTGGCGAGCTGACGCAATCCCCTGGTCTGAGCACAACACTGAGGCATTCGCCGGACTACACAACGAGCGAAAACGCATCATCGTGGTATTCGATGAAGCGTCGAACATTGCGGATCTGGTGTGGGAAGTTGCTGAGGGTGCGCTTACGGACGAAGACACTGAGATTATCTGGGTGGCGTTCGGAAACCCTACACGTAACACCGGACGTTTCCGCGAATGTTTCCGCAAATATAAACACCGCTGGAAAACTGCGCAGATTGACAGCCGAACGGTGGAAGGCACTAACAAACAGCAGTTGCAGAAATGGGTTGATGACTACGGGGAAGACAGCGACTTCGTTAAAATCCGTGTGCGCGGCATATTCCCTGATGCATCTGAATTGCAGTTTATCCCTACCGGTCTTACTGATGAGGCAATGAAACGGGTGGTAACCGCTGCGCAGGTGGCGCATGCTCCGGTGATAATCGGTGTTGACCCGGCATATTCAGGCGTTGATGACGCGGTGATATACCTGCGGCAGGGGCTACACAGTAAGGTGCTGTGGACTGGCAACAAGACTACCGACGATCTGATTATGGCGAAGCGTATCGCTGACTTTGAAGACCAGTATCAGGCTGACGCGGTGTTCATCGACTTCGGTTACGGAACCGGTCTGAAGTCAATCGGTGACGGATGGGGTCGTACATGGCAACTTGTTCCGTTCGGTGGCGCGTCTACTGACCCGCAGATGCTCAACAAGCGTGGGGAGATGTTCAATTCATGCAAGACATGGCTGAGGCTGGGCGGCATGCTGGATGACCAGGAAACAGCAGACGACCTGTCGGCGGCAGAGTACAAAGTTCGAGTGGATGGTAAAATCGTTATCGAACCGAAGGAAGATATCAAGGAGCGGATTGGGCGTTCGCCGGGTAAAGGCGATGCGCTACTGCTGACGTTTGCGTTCCCTGTGTCTAAGCGTCTGCAAATTCCCGGGCAGCAGAACCAGCAAGGCAAGGCCATCACAGATTACGATCCCTATGCTTAATCCGCTGGTTGGGATAATGTCGTTGATATCCTCTGATGAGGATAAAACAAAGCCAGCTCATCGGCTGGCTGTTTGTGACATGTCACGGTGTTATTGCTCGCTTAGCTTCTGCTTCAGCAAGTAACCTTCGAGCATCCAGATTTTGTTTACAGCATTCTGCCGGGCAATCTTCCTACCAATTTCTGCATCAAAGTTTTCCGGGCTTGCACAGGCACTCTCTCCGGTAACGGTGAAGCCATTCTTCAGTACCAATACGCAGAAAGTGAGAAGGTGCAGAGCATCAGGGGTGGCTTCGACATAAGGCTCCGGATTATAAATAAGGTCATCTTCTTTAGCCTGGTGGTCACCCTGCGCAGCAGTGAAAAAATGCTCACTGCAAATGAGGCCTTCAATTTTCTCGGGTGTTACACGCGGTGCCGTTTTGCCTTTCTCAACGATTTCTTTTTCGATTTGCTGGTCGTTCATAATCTCACCTTAAAAAAATGCCCGGCGAACCAGGCGAACTGGAAGCAATGAGTTATGCCTTCCGTGGCTGTACGGGTTTACAGCATGAAGTCATCGCAATGGCGTCCTGCTGTAAAAAGGGCGGTGATAGTCCTTCAAGGGAACCATCACCGCCAAGCACCTGGAACTTCTGGCATCACGGTCCTTAGGCGTGATTCTGGCGTGGCATGCAGGATTCGAACCTGCGACCAACCGCTTAGAAGGCGGTTGCTCTGTCCGACTGAGCTAATGCCACAACGCTGAGAGCACTTAGCCTGTTAAGGCGCCACACTTTGTCGCGGCTCCATAAATGCTCTCATCGTTGTACCCTCGTCTCTTCCGAGGCGTCACACCGAATCGCCGGGATGGTGAATCCCCGTGCGCGGAATAAAACCGCTCGACTTGCACATTCCGGCTACCTGGTTCGTTTGCCCGAGCAAGGGAGGGTGCCCCTTAAACGTATCCAGACCGCTATCGTCGCATGTGCCATACGCCGTACTGCTCAAAATAAAAGCTCACTCCACCTGTTCAATTTAACGACAAGCCAGTCAGGTTAGTAACCGGAATGAGCTCTTTGGTTACCTTAAAGGTAATAATTCGTGCGTTAAATGTCAACTACCTACGATAAATAAATCATATGTGGTTAAATTGGTAATAATTTAATTGCGTACGGAGTCATTGATATGTGCATGGGTAGCTCACCATCAGTGCCTGCAACACCAGAAGTTCAGGCAGCACCACAGGAGCAGGATGCCGCCGTTGTTGATGCCCGCGACGAAGAAACACGTCGCCGTCGCGCTGCTGCTGGTCGTAGTTCTACGCTGCTTACTGGTTCTCAGGGCGACACATCAACCGCTAATACCAGCGGTAAAACGCTGCTTGGTCAGTAACCGGAGTCATTGAAATGGCGGAAACAACTAAAGAGCGATTGAACAAACAGTTCGCACAACTTGAAAGCGAGCGTCAGTCGTTCGAGCCGCACTGGCGCGAGTTGAGTGATTACATCAACCCGCGTGGTTCCCGCTTTCTGACTTCAGAGGTCAACCGTAACGATCGACGCAATGCACGCATTATTGATTCGACCGGGACTATGGCGGCGCGCACTCTCGCCAGCGGCATGATGTCAGGCATCACAAGCCCCGCGCGTCCGTGGTTTCGCCTGGCTACGCCAGATCCTGAAATGATGGATTATGGCCCTGTTAAGTTGTGGCTTGAGGCGGTGCAGAACCGCATGAACGATATGTTCAATAAGTCGAATCTCTACCAGTCTCTTCCGCAGTTATACGGAAGCCTCGGCACATACAGCACTGGTGCAATGGCAGTGCTGGAGGATGACGAGGACATCATTCGTACAATGCCATTCCCGATAGGCAGTTACTACCTGGCTAACTCACCTCGTGGCAGTGTTGACACCTGTTTTCGCAAGTTCTCTATGACTGTTCGTCAGCTTGTTCAGGAGTTCGGGCTAAATAACGTCAGCGAATCCGTAAAAAGCATGTGGGAAAGCGGCACCTACGAGAAGTGGATCGAAGTGATGCATTCGGTTTACCCGAACATTGACCGCGATACATCGAAGCTGGATAGCAAGAACAAGCCATTCAAATCGGTTTATTACGAGGTTGGCGGCGATAACGACAAGTTGTTGCGTGAGTCCGGATTCGATGAGTTTCCAATTATGGCTCCGCGCTGGGAAGTTAACGGCGAAGATGTTTATGGATCATCATGCCCGGGTATGCTGGCGCTTGGACCTGTTAAGGCATTGCAGCTTCTCCAGAAGCGCAAGTCGCAGTTGATTGATAAAGCCACCAATCCGCCGATGGTTGCTCCGACTTCCCTCAAGAATCAGCGCGCCTCCCTTCTTCCTGGCGACATCACGTATATCGATCAGATTACTGGTCAGGATGGTTTCAGGCCTGCTTATCTGGTTAACCCCAGTACAGCAGATCTGGTGGCAGACATTCAGGACACTCGCCAAATCATTAACAGCGCCTACTTTGTCGATCTGTTCATGATGTTGCAGAACATCAATACCCGCTCGATGCCTGTTGAAGCGGTGATCGAAATGAAAGAAGAAAAACTTCTGATGTTGGGGCCGGTTCTGGAGCGTCTGAACGACGAATGTCTTAATCCTCTCATTGACCGCGCTTTCTCTATGATGGTGCGTAAAAACATGCTGCCGCCACCGCCTGACGCGATGGAAGGCATGCCCCTGAAGGTCGAATACATTTCCGTCATGGCTCAGGCGCAGAAGTCTATCGGCCTGTCCAGTCTGGCGTCCACGGTTAACTTCATTGGTCAACTTGCGCAAGCGAAACCAGAAGCTCTCGACAAACTCAACGTTGATCAGGCGATCGATGCATTCGCTGATATGTCCGGAGTGTCTCCAACCGTCATTGTTCCGCAGGAACAGGTTGAGCAGGCTCGCCAGCAACGGGCACAGCAACAACAGCAGCAACAAATGATGGCGATGGGGATGGCGGCGGCACAGGGTGCCAAGACGCTAAGTGAAGCTAAAACTTCGGATCCGAGTGTTTTGTCAGCTATGGCGAATGCAGTTAGTGGTCAGGGTGGGCAATCACAATGACAGATTACGAAGACGATCAACTGAAAGAAGAAAACGCCCGTAAGCAACGTGACATGGTGCAGCGTGAAATTGATGACATTCGCTTTGTCATGAGCAGTGAACAGGGGCGTCGCGTTGTCTGGTCGGTGCTGGAGAAAGGCCGTGTGTTTTCCGCTATCTCACCGATGGACGCTATGGCAATGGCATTTAATGAGGGGCAACGCAATCTGGCGCTGGAACTGTTTCAGCGCGTTATGGCGCATTGCCCTGAGCAGTATTTGAAGATGGCCAAAGAGGCCAGTGAACAGGAGTGATCATGAATTTATTTGAGCGTTTGCTGTATCGCCGTCTTTGCAATGAGCAACCAGTCGATGGTGGAGCAGCTCCGGCTGCGTCAGAACCGTCAGCGCCTGCAGGTGATAACCCTGCTCCAGTTGGTGATCCATCACAACAGGAAGGTGATAAGCCACAACCTGTTGCTGATGGCGATAAACCTGCTGATGACAAAAAGCCTGAAAACGATAAGCAGGATGAAAAAAAGGACGGCGATAAACCAGAGGGTGCGCCTGAGAAGTACGAGTTTCAGGCTGCCGAAGGCGTAGAACTGGATACAGAAGCGTTGAAGGAATTCGAGCCGGTGGCGCGAGAACTTAACCTGACCAACGAGCAAGCGCAAAAGCTGGTTGATGCTTATCCGAAGATTCTGGCAGGTGTTCAGCAGCGCCAGGCAGAAGCCTGGCAGAAAACAACCGAGCAGTGGGCTGCGGATGTAAAAGCTGACAAAGAAATCGGTGGCGACAAGTTGATTTCTAACCTTAGCGCCGCACAGCGTGCGCTTGACCAGTTCGGGACACCTGAACTCAAAGAATATCTGAACACCACCGGGCTGGGTAATCACCCTGATCTGGTCAAAACGTTCGTGAAAATCGGAAAGGCGATGTCTGAAGATGGCATGGTCACCGGTGGTAATGAAGGCCAGCGTAGTGCGGCCGAAGTGCTCTATGGCAAATAAGAGAGGAAATGACAATGGCTGTTAAAGGCTTAACTGCGCTAACGCTGGCTGACTGGGGTAAGCGCGTCGATCCAAACGGGAAAGTCGATAAGATTATCGAGCTTCTCGGTCAAACTAACCCGATCCTTCAGGATATGCCTTTTGTCGAAGGGAACCTTCCTACCGGACACCGAACCACCATTCGTTCTGGTTTACCTTCAGCTACCTGGCGTTTGCTGAACTATGGCGTACAGCCAAGCAAATCAACCACAGTGCAGGTAACCGATTCCGTTGGCATGCTGGAAACCTATGCTGAAGTCGATAAGTCACTGGCTGATCTGAACGGTAATACCGCCGAATTCCGCCTGTCTGAAGACCGCGCATTTATTGAAGCGATGAATCAGCAGATGGCGCAGACACTGTTTTATGGTGATTCCAGCGTTAACCCTCAGCAGTTTATGGGACTGTCCTCCCGCTATTCCAGCCTGTCTGCGGGTAATGCTCAGAACATCATTGATGCTGGTGGCACGGGTACAGATAACACCTCAATCTGGTTAGTGGTGTGGGGCGAAAACACCGTGCATGGCATCTTCCCGAAAGGGCAGAAGGCTGGCATCCAGATGGAAGATAAAGGCCAGGTGACACTGGAAGATGCGAATGGCGGCAAGTACGAAGGCTACCGTACCCATTACAAATGGGACAACGGACTTGCTCTGCGTGACTGGCGTTATGTTGTTCGCATTGCAAACATCGATGTCAGCAATCTTTCAGAACCTTCCTCTGCCGCAAATATTGCGAAGTTGATGGTTAAAGCACTGCATCGCATTCCAAATCGTGGCATGGGTCGCCCGGTGTTCTACATGAACCGCACTGTAGGCCAGGCTCTTGATCTGCAATCTCTGGAGAAAACATCTCTGGCGATCAGCGTAAAAGAGACAGAAGGCGAGTGGTGGACTTCATTCCGTGGTGTACCAATCCGTGAAACTGATGCGCTTCTGGAAACAGAAGCCCGCGTGGTGTAACGCCTGTTATTAACCTGTGGGTCGTAACAGACCCACTAATGGAGAAAGAAGATGATCACCGACAAACTGTTGATGTTCTCCGAAGCTCAGGCGGTTACGAATACCGCGGCTTCTACTGACGTAATCGATCTCGGTCCAATTGATGGAAACCGTCGCGATATCGGTGTGGGTTACCCGCTTGAGTTTTGGGTGCTGGTTAACGAATCCGCCACGGCAAGTGGTGAGGCAACTGTAAACATCCAGTTGCAGACGAGTGAGAATAACAGCTCATGGACCACTATTTATGATAGTGGCGCACTGGCAAAGACCGCCCTGGCAGCAGGTAAACGAGTTGTTTCTGCAAAGGTGCCTGCCGGTGTTCAGCGATATCTGCGTGTTAACTACTCCGTCGCAACTGGCCCACTAACGGCCGGCAAATTCACTGCGGGTATCAGTCTGGATGTTGATGCCAATACGCCGTACCCGATCCGCTCAAAAGTAACTGGTTAAGGTGATATCGATGTCAGGTGAGAAACCAAGATACCGCGTTCTGCGCCTCTCTCATATCCATAACACTCTGTGGCCGGAGGGGGCAGAAATCGAATACGAAGGTGAGCCTGGTAGCGCACTGGAACCTGTGAACGATGCAGCCAGACAGGCAAAAGCAAAAGTTGCAGGAAAGGTGTCAATGGCAGCAACCAGCACCAAAATCATCAACGATGTGTCAGATGATGGTGAACTGGATAAGCTCCGTGAAGAGTACGAATTGCTCTTTAACGAGAAGCCACACCATAACGCCAAAGCCGAAACGCTCCGCGAGAAGATCGCAGATAAGCGTAAAGAACTGGGCGTGTAAGCCTCGCGGATCAGACAAGGGGCTTCGGCCCCTTTATTGCAGGAGTGTATATGGAACTCGTAAACCTCAAAACCGGCACTGACAGCTACCAGGATGAGAGCGGAGAAACCAGAACTCGCGATGAATACCCGTGGGGGCTGTGCATCACTCTTAATAACGACACATTGAATAAGCTGAAGGCGCAACCTCAGGGCGTCGGAACAGAAGTGATGATAACTGCAAAGGCTGTTATTCGAGGCCTGTCTGCCAGAGAAACTGACGATGGTGTTAATCGCAGCGCCGATCTGCAGATCACTGATATGGCGATCGCTCCTGTTTCCGGGGATGTAGAAAAATCAGCGGCTGAAACCCTGTACGGCAATGGGGGTGAGTAATGGCCTCTGTAGTAGAGATCTGCAATCGTGCGCTGTCCAATATTGGCAATAGCCGCAGCATTAACAGCCTGACGGAAGCCAGCAAGGAAGCGGGGGAATGTTCGCTGCACTTTGAGGCCTGCCGTGATGCTGTGCTTTCTGATTTTGACTGGAACTTTGCTACCAAACGCGTGGCGCTTGCAGATACGAGCAATCCACCGCCTGACTGGGAATATGCGTATCAGTACCCGTCCGATTGTCTGCGCATTAGTGAAATTATGCTTCCTGGTGTACGCAATCCAACAGCAGCAATGCGCGTTCAGTACGAAGTTGGTGCAGACACCAACGGAACAGGAAAGTTGATCTACACAGACCAGCCTCAGGCATGGCTCAAGTATGTCTCTCGCGTTTCAGATGTGAACATGTTTGATGCCATTTTTATGGAGGCGTTGGCCTGGCGTCTTGCGGCAGCTATTAACATGGCGCTGACTGGGAATGCGGATCTCGGTACATTTGCTCTCAATATGTACAATCGCGTGATTCTTAGTGCTGGTTCGCATAGCCAGAATGAATCACAGGAACCACAGCCACCGGTTGACGAGTTTACCATTGCGAGGTTGTCCTGATGGCTATCAGTTGGATCCAGCCCAGCTTTGCCGGTGGTGAGATTGGACCATCGTTGTATGGTCGTATCGACATGGCGAAGTACCAGGTGGCATTGCGCAAGTGCGATAACTTTATCGTGCGGCAGTATGGCGGCGTTGAGAATCGACCTGGTACGCGTTTTGTTGGTGCCGCCAAATACCCAAATCGGAAATGCCGCCTGATCCCGTTCCAGTTCTCGACGGTTCAGACCTATGCTCTGGAGTTCGGACACCAGTACATGCGCGTTATCAAAGATGGTGCGTTGGTGCTGAACAGCAGCAATGTTATTTATGAAATTGCCACGCCATATACTGAAGCCGATCTGTTCAGAATTAAATTCACGCAAAGCGCAGACGTGCTTACGCTGGTTCATCCGGCATACCCGCCGAAAGAGTTGCGCCGCTATGCGCATGACAACTGGCAACTGGTTGATGTGGTAACGAAGAACGGGCCATTTGAAGATATCAATATTGACGAGTCAGTGACGGTTTATGCCAGCGCCAGCACCGGGACAATTACGTTAACGGCAAGCGCCTCTATTTTTGGCGCGGAGCAGGTAGGCAAATTGTTCTATCTGGAACAGCCAGCAGTGGATTCAGTACCGGTATGGGAAACCAGTAAGAGTACGTCGATTGGCGATATTCGCCGTGCAGACAGTAACTACTATCGCGCCGTTACAGCAGGCAAAACAGGCACTTTGCGCCCTTCGCATACAGAAGGCACATCATGGGATGGCTGGGGCGGCTCCGGTGATGATGATACTGGCATTGAGTGGGAGTATCTGCACAGTGGTTTTGGCATTGCCCGTATAACTGCTGTAAATGGCACTACTGCAACTGCCGAGGTGATTTCCTATATCCCTTCGCAGGTCGTTGGCGAGGATAATGCCAGCTATAAATGGGCTAAATATGCCTGGAACAGTGTTAATGGTTATCCTGGCACTGTTGTTTATTATCAACAACGTCTTTACTTCGCCGCATCGACTGCGTTCCCTCAGACTATCTGGGCCAGCCGTACCGGGGATTATAAGGATTTTGGCAAAAGCAATCCTACGCAGGATGACGACAGAATTATCTACACCTATGCCGGGCGTCAGGTTAATGAGATCCGCCACCTGATTGATGTCGGTTCGCTGGTGGCACTGACTTCCGGAGGTGAGTACGTCATCACCGGCGACCAGAACAAAGTGTTAACCCCATCATCATTTGCATTCAGCTCTCAGGGATCAAATGGCTCAAGCAACGTCCCACCAATTGCTGTGGCGAATATTGCTCTGTTCGTCCAGGAGAAAGGCAGCGTTGTCCGTGATCTGGCCTACTCATTCGATGTTGACGGCTATCAGGGGAACGACCTGACCATCCTTGCTAATCATCTTTTTCAGAAGCACAGCATTGTTGACTGGTGCTTCTCTATTGTCCCTTACTCCAGCGCCTTCTGCATTCGTGATGACGGTAAATTACTGGTGATGACCTATTTGCGTGATCAACAGGTTTTTGCATGGGCACCACAGTCCAGTACCGGAAAATATGAAAGCACATGCAGTATCAGCGAAGGAAATGAAGATGCGGTGTATTTCGTCGTTAACCGAATCGTTAACGGGCAAACAGTGAGATACATCGAGAGACTGTCCAGCCGTTTATTTACCAGCGATGAAGATGCTTTCTTTGTTGATTCTGGCCTTAGCTATGATGGAAGAAATACGTCTGACAGAACGATGACCATCACTGGTGGTTCTGGTGAATGGGATTACAGCGCGGAATATACAATCAGTGTTTCTGGTGGTGCGTACTTCACCAGTAGTGATGTCGGTGCGCAACTACAGTTCCCTTATACCGTAACTGATCCTGGTACTGGCGATGAAGTGTCAAAAGAATTACGTTGCGACATTATTTCTGTAACAAGCAATACCGCTGTAGTTGTTCGTGCCAACAGGAACGTCCCGCCATCCCTCAGGAATGCGGCCACCACGAACTGGCAGATGGCGCGCCGGACATTTGGCGGCTTGTCTCATCTTGAAGGCCAGACCGTAAACATCCTCTCTGATGCGAACGTGGAACCACAAAAAGTGGTTTCCGGAGGTGCCGTCACGCTGGAATCACCGGGGGCTGTTGTGCACATCGGCCTGCCAATAACTGCTGAATTCGAAACACTGGATATCAACATTAACGGACAGGAAACGCTGCTGGACAAAAAACAGGCGATCCCGTCAGTTACTCTGGTTGTGAATGCCAGTCGCGGCATCTGGGCGACTACGCCCGGCGGTAAATGGTACGAATATCCACAGCGTGAATTCGAGTTCTACGATGATCCTGTTGATGACGCTACCGGAAAAGTAGAAGTGAAACTGGACAGTAACTGGGGCAAAAACGGACGTGTAAGAATCCGTCAGCTTGACCCGTTGCCGCTGTCTGTTCTTGCCGTTATTCCTCGCCTTACTGTTGGGGGGTTCTGATGATCGATGTTCGAATTATTCCCGCCACCGAAGAGCATCTTCAGATGATTTTGCCGGATGTTCGTCAGGCTGATATTGACGAACTGTATGCGGTATCGCTGATGACTACCGAAGATGCGCTGCTTGTTGGTCTTCGCACTGCGACTATGGCCTGGTCAGGGTTCGCGAACGGAGAACTGGTAACCATGTTTGGTGTATCTCCGGCGTCAATGATCGGTGGCAATGGTACGCCCTGGCTGGTAGGAACCAGCCGTATTGAAAAATATCAGAAGACATTTCTGCGCCACTGCCGCCCTGTATTGCAGCAGATGCTGGCAGTTTATCCGCGCCTGGAAAACTACGTCGACGAGCGAAACCATGTTGCCAAAGCATGGCTGCACTGGCTTGGATTCAGGCTTGAAGAAGCCGCGCCTTATGGAGCTCTTGGTCTTTATTTCCACAGATTTCACATGGAGAGAAAATAATGTGTAACCCAGCCATCGCTTTGGTTGCCGTCACAGTGGCATCCACAGCCGCGTCAATGTACAGCCAGAGCAAGCAGGCAAAATACCAGTCAGCCATAGCTGATCGGAATGCTGAAATTGCTGAAGCTCAGGCACAGGATTCAATCAATCGTGGGAATATTGAAGCGGATCAGCGTCGTCGTGAAATGCGTCAACGCTCAGGCACTGCGGCGGCCACTATGGGGGCTACCGGTGCGGAATTAAGTAGCGGAACAGCTCTTGACGTTTTTGCGGATAATGCTCAGTTCGGCACTCTTGATGCGTTAACGACAGTGAATAATGCTCAGCGTGAGGCATATGGGTATCAGGTTCAGGGAATGAATGCTCAGGCACAGGGGGCTGCTGCTCAGTCGGCTGCTAAATCATCGATGACCAGCACTTTGTTAACGGCACCACTAAAAGCATACGGTGCATACCAGATGGGCGGAGGAACGTGGAGCCCATTCTCTCAGAAGGCTGCGCCGATTTCTGCTGCTGTTGGCACTCCAACCGGTCGATAAGGGGATAATAAGATGCCAGTTGTACCAACAACATCGGGCCGTCAGGTTCAGAGCAGAGGGATTTCGACGCAGGGATTCTCATCGTTTCAGACACCAAATGTCGGTGATGTACTTGGCGATGTTGCAGAGCAATATGCAGGTATTATTGCGCAGGCAAAACAGCGTGCGAATGTTGCTATGGCTCAGGATGCTTCTCTTAGCTTAAGCCAGATAAGCAGCGATCTGCTGAATAACCCTGAAACAGGTTTGCTTAACCTGAAAGGGAAAAATGCTATTGGAAAAGTTCAGGAGTATACGCAGCAGTTTGATGCCCAGGTCGAGCAACTGGCTATGTCGCTGCCGGATGAACAGGCTCGTAATGCTTTCATGCAGCAGGCGCAGCAGCAGCGCATTCAGTTCACTACGCAGGCCGGGCGGCACGAGATAGGGCAAATAAATGCCTACGAAGAAGGCCAGTTTCAGGCGACGCTGCTGAACAATGGTAAAAATGCCGCAGCATTGTATGGCGACAACGCCGCATACGTATTGGCTAATAAGCAAACTTTCCAGCAAATTGAGGATTACGGCATTGCGCATGGCTGGAGCGACGAGCAAATCCAGGCCAAGAAAATCGAGTTTAAAGAGAAGGTTGCTGATGCAGCATTGTCCCAGTGGTCGGCAAACAATGCGACCGCATTCATCCAAAGTAATGGCGAGTTAAGTGATACTGCTGCTGGAGCTCGCCGTGCTGTAGCAGATAGTGACTCTTCCGAGCGTGCCCGTGGCATACGCAACAATAACCCAGGAAATCTCGAATACAGCAAAACCAATCCGTGGGTAGGCCAGACCGGTGATGATGGTCGATTTGCTAAATTCGAAACACCTGAACACGGGATTCGTGCATTAGGGCGGAACCTGATGTCGTATCAGAGGCAGGGTATTGATACCGTCAGCGAGATAATTAATCGCTGGGCACCGCCTACTGATAAAAATGACACTATGTCGTATATCAAAGCAGTGTGCGAACAACTTGGCGTTTCTGCTGATGAGCCTCTCGATGCATCTAATCCTGATACCCTGAAGGCGCTTTGTGCAGCCATTATCCATCATGAGAACGGTAGCCAGCCATACAGTGATCAGCAGCTAACTGCTGGTGTCAGTGCAGCACTTGGTTTATCAACAATTCCAACCAACACCAAACGCTATACCGGTAATGCAGCATTCGATGCGGCATCTCCTGAGGCGCAGGCAAGTTTTATGCGACAGGCGGATCAACTGCGTCGGCAGCAGCAGGCTGAATATAAAACGATGATTGACAGCCAAGTTCGCGATGCGACAGCTGCGTATATGCGTGGCGTTGAGTTTCCTAACCCACCTGGTGAGGCTGATTTTATTGCAGCTTATGGAGTCAGAGAAGGAAACCTGCGATATACCGAGTTCAGAAATACGCAAATCGCCGGACAGTATATAGGCTCTTTCCGCAACATGCCGACAAGCAGCATTACAGCATATGTTGAGCAATTACGCCCGGATACTGGTGAGACAGGGGAGGGTTATGCGGCACGAGCCGCTCTTTATGACAACGTTGTGTCGGCTGCAAGTCAGGTGATAAAGCAGAGACAGGCTGATCCTGTACAGTTCTCTCTTGCCGCCGGACAGGCAAAGCCTATCGACATGAGCAATAAGGATAACTTTGGACAGAGCGTTGCCTTGCGTGCTGCTCAGGTCAGTGACCTTGCTAAGTCATATGGCACTCCACTGACGTTCTTTTCCAAAGACGAGGCCAATCAGATCGGTGTTTTCTTTCGTGATGCGCCCGTTTCCCAACAGGCAGCATATCTCGATACCATCAGGCAGAGCACTGGTGGTGGGCAGGTGTATATGTCAGCACTACAGCAGATCAGTGCCAACGCTCCATCTGCTGCCGTTGCCGGGATACTGATGGATAAGCCAGGTGGTATTTTGGCAGAAAAAAACTGGTTTAATCCGGATGTTTCCGTGTCTCCAGAAACCGCTGCGCAGACAATTCTTGCTGGCGCGGCGGCTCGTAAAGGTACTGATGACGCGAAAGGTATTCCGATGCCTAAAGATGCTGATCTTCGCCTTGAGTTTTCTGACATGGTGAAGGATGCATTTGCTGGTGATGCTCAGGGGGCATCAATGGCATACGAGATCGCAAAGGACTATTACGCTGGTGTGATGGCGAAAAAAGGCGTGGTATCAGGCGAAATTGACAATGATATCTGGAAACAGGCTGTTAACGTAGCTACAGGTGGCGTGCATGACTATAACGGAATGGGGAATGTTCTTTTGCCGTGGGGAATGTCTGCAGAGCAATTCGATAAGCAGGTTAATCAGGCTTGGAATGAACAAGTTGTTGGCACAGGGATAAAAACACCGCCTGGTCAGTATGGTTTGCAAAGTTACGGCGATAGTCAGTACCTGGTGAAACTTGGTACTGGTTATCTGCTGAAAGATGATGGTTCTCCTGTTGTTCTTGATCTGACACAGAAGCGTCAGAGATTCTCCGGAGATATTCCGCAATGAGTTACTTTGGCCTTAATCCAGTAAACCAGAATCAGCAGCTTGACGAAGCAGCATCAAATCCAGCTGGCTTTAACAGCGATGTTGGTTTTTTCGACAATGCTGTAGGGGCGGCATTGTCTGGTTTGTACTCCGGGCTGGTGGCAAAGCCAGATCAGTTGCTATGGGCAGGGATGGATAAAATCGTATCCCCGATTGCTCAGTTTGTTAACGAAAACACCTTGCTCAATGACACTTCAGTTTCATACATTGCTGAGCAGAGAAAACTAGCAGAGCAGCAGGTTAAGCGGCTGACGCCTGATGCCGCGACAACCGGAACCGCCGGGCAGGTTCTTTATGTGTTGTTCGATATGGGCGGGCAGGCTGTTGTCGGTACAACGCTCGGTGGTCCTGTCGGAGGTGCAGCGGCGGTAACTTCGCTACAGGGTTTTTCTGAGTTTGAACGGCTGACAGCACAGGGTGTTGATTTCAGGACGGCGCAGGAAGCGGGATTAGTGCAGGGCATTACTGCTGGTGCCGGAACACTGATCCCTATGAGCCTCGGGTTACGTGCTGGTGGTGCGCTGGCGGAAGGTGTGGCGGCTCAGCTTGCGCGGACGGGTGAGAGTTCAGTGCGACGCGCCGCAGCAACAGCAGTACGTGCAACGCCAGATATTGCCTATGCCGCAGGTACAAATATTGCGTTCGGTATGGCACAGCGTGGGCTTACTGCAAAAACGCTTCGTGATGGTGGCTATAGCGAAATGGCTAACCAGTATGATGTGTTGGATCGACAGGCAATTGCTATTGATGCTGTTCTTGGGGTGGCGTTTGGTGGTGTCGGCAGATTTATTAACTCTCGCGGCGAGTCTACAAGCACACCAAATTTTTCACCAGTTGATATCGATGCTGCACTGGCGGCGAATGCCGCTCATCATGCTGAAATTGATATTGCTCCTGGCGTGCCGATCAACGTGCTTTCGCGTAATTCTCACATTCAGGCTCTGCGAAAAGCCATGTCTGATGTTAGCCAGGGGAGAGATGTAGACGTTGCCAGCATTGTTGAGTCTGCATCTTTCAGTGAAATTCCTGGGCGCAAGAGTCTGCTGTCTCAGGCAGTTAATGAGGCTCTGTCATCTGTAGATGATGGAGTAACGGCGCGCGCTATAGAAAATCGGTTGCTTGAAGAACAGGCCGCGCAGCTTTTGCCGCGTGGCGATAGACAGGTTTACCAGTCTGAAATCGCTAATAGCCAACGAATTATTGAAAATCTCACTGAACAGCGCGCACAAATTCTTGCAGAAGAGCCAACCGGTAGCGGTAAGGCTTTATCTCGTGCTCGATCAGATAAACAGGCCAGACTTCGCGATATTGACCAACGAATCCGGCAGGCACAAGAACGCCTGGAATCTTCTCGTAACGCGTTGGCACCGCACGAGCCTGGCGGTCAGTTTTTTGAAGCTAGAGCAGAACTGGCTCGGAGACAGCAGGCAGAAAGTGAACTTAATGCTCAGGCTGTTTCATTCTATAAAACAGCAGAGGTCAGGACGCCAGACGAAGTAGCTCCTTTTGAGCCCGGTAAGATATTGCAACAGGCAGAACAAAAGATGATGGCAGATCCGGCAGGAGATATTGATCTGCGCATAGCTGAAGATTCGCTGCTTGAATCACCGGACATGATAATAACCGTGCTGGATGATGATGGTAATCCACAATCGCGCAGCGCGCGTGAAGTGCTGGATGAAGCGAACAGGGAAAGTGAGCAGGCAATACAGGATTCCAGCCTGTTTGATGTTGCTGTGGCGTGTTTCTTGAGAGGTTAAATTAAATGAGACAGGAATGTATACAAGCGGTCCAGCAGGCGGCGCAGCGCACGTTAACGGCGCGAGAAATACAGAACATTGAAGACCGCATTTATCGAAATATGCGCTCCATTGCTCGTGATGACCCGATGTCGTGGCGACAACTTTCCGAATCAGAACGGTTGTATCGTGCAGCACAATTGGCATCTGAAGAATTACAGCGAGAAGCGGCATTAAAGAAACGTCGTGTGGCCCTCACTATAGCCGCACGTCAGAGATTGGATAAATTTATCAATAGCTATCAAGGGGCTGATGGGAAACTTGGCGCTCTTAACCGTACTATTGCTTTTAATGCAGACGGTAAATCGAATTTCCTCTCTGTTGAATCCAGAACAAAAGCCACCCGTGATTATGCATTGAGTCAATTGCAGGAGGCATTCGAAGCAGTTGATCCTCGCTTTTTTGGTCTGTTTGAAGATGAAGCGGGCGTACGTGACCTGGTATATGAAATGCGGGGGCAAAATACTGGCAATGCTAAAGCAAGAAAAGGTGCTAAGGCGTGGAGAGAAGTTACAGAGCTGCTGCGCCGCCGGTTTAATGATGCTGGTGGGGACATTGGCTATCTCGAAAACTGGGGGATCCCTCAACATCATTCTATGGAAAAGGTTGGGGCAGTATCAAAGGATAAGTGGGTTAGCGATGTTATAGGTAAGCTGGATCGCAAATATTATATCCGAGCCGATGGACAACTGATGAACGATGCCGAGTTGTCTTCATTTCTTGGAGAGGCTTATAACACGATCGCTACTGGTGGGCTGAATAAGCTTACTGATACCGGAATGCGAATTTCCGGCGCACGTGCTAACCGTGGTAATGCATCACGACAGATACATTTCAAAGATGCAGATTCCTATCTGCAATATCAGCAACTTTATGGCGATCGCTCTCTATGGGAAATCATGGTCGGTCACCTGGAAGGTATCAGTAAAGATATTGCACTGGTGGAAACATATGGCCCAAACCCCGATCATGTTTTCCGCTCTCTTCTTGATCAGGTGAAGGCAGAAACGGCAACAGCTAACCCGAGTAAAACCGGTAAAGTCGAGCGGCTGGCGAACAACACAGAGAATCTGTACAACTTTATTTCCGGAAAGACACAGCCTGTAGCGAATCCGCACATCGCGCGATGGTCTGACAATATCCGCAACTGGCTGGTTGCCAGCAGACTCGGATCCGCGTTGCTGTCATCGTTCTCTGATCTTGGAACCATGTATCTGTCTGCGAAGGTGACCAACCTTCCAATGAACCAGTTATTCCGCAACCAGCTTGAAGCTATGGACCCAACGAACCGTACTGAGCTTGCGCGGGCGCGCCGCGCTGGTCTGGCGATGGAATCTCTACTTGGCAGCGTTAACCGCTGGGCGATGGATAATATGGGGCCGTCTGTGTCTCGTTGGGCTGCAACGGCGGTAATGCGTGCCAGTGGGCTTACAGCATGGTCAGATGCGCACAAGCGCGCCTATGGCGTAACCATGATGGGAAGCCTGGGAGAAGTAGTGTCACGGACACCAGACCTTCGTAGCCTCGATGACTCTGATTTTCGTATCCTGAAAAGTAAAGGGATTACTGACACAGACTGGAGCGTATGGAAGCTGGCGCAACAGGAGGACTGGGGGAACGGTAATAATACGATGCTGACACCGGAAAGCATTATGCGTATCCCTGATTCAGCAGTTAAACATCTTGGTGAGCCTGAACGCGTGAAATTTGAGGCAATGCGTAAACTGCTCGGTGCCGTAACTGAAGAAGTTGATATGGCTGTTATTACACCGGGCGCACGTGAGCAGATGTTCGTAGGGTCTGGTCTTCAGCGTGGAACATGGAAAGGTGAATTAACGAGAAGTGTTTTCCTGTTTAAATCGTTCCCTATCTCGGTTGTTATGCGTCACTGGTCACGCGCTATGGGTATGCCGTCTGCTGGTGGGCGTGCAGCATATATAGCAACGTTTTTAGCAAGCACAACCATGCTTGGTGCTCTTTCCATGCAGATTACTGATCTTATTAATGGGAGAAATCCAAAGGAAATGACCGGTGACCACATGGTTAAATTCTGGATAAATGCATTTTTAAAAGGTGGCGGGGCTGGGTTGTACGGTGATTTTCTTTTCTCTGACCACACTAGGTACGGGAGCGGCGCGCTGGCGTCGATGCTTGGCCCGGTAGCTGGTCTGGTTGATGACGTAGTGAAGATAGCTCAGGGCATACCGCTAAATGCTGTGGAAGGGAAGAGTGAGCAGACTGGTGGTGATCTGGTTAAGCTGGGGAAGGGGCTGATGCCAGGTGCGAATCTCTGGTACTTGAAGGCGGCTCTCGATCATATGATCTTTAACCAGATGCAGGAGTATTTTTCACCAGGCTATTTGCGTAAAATGGAGCAACGTTCGAAGAAAGAGTTTAACCAGACATACTGGTGGCGACCTCAGGATGTCACTCCGCAATAAGGAACAACAATGAAGGAATTATTGCTGTTATCGGTATTTTTGATATCCGCTTGCTCGACATCCTATGATGTTTATGACGGTGTTGATAAGGCATATTGCGACAAAGTTAAAATGGATTTTTCTCTTGCCAAGACGGCGAAGGATAGTTGTATTGATCACTACGTCAAGACTTATACCAAGCCAGCATCATCGGCATCTGATATTGCTGAAGGTGCTGTGTTTGAGTGTAACAAGGTGATATCCATCGCAGCGAGTTCTTCATACGATGCTGCTGTATGTGCAATGGCTGAAAGAAACGGCATGTCAGTGCAAAAAGTTAATAGCATGATAAACAGTAATGACGAAGCCAAAATAAGAACTGATATCAGCTCGGTGAAAAAAGATGCCATGAACAGAGTTGTAAAATATCAGTCATCTTTATAAGTCGTGACATGTCACAGGCCGCAAAAGCGGCCTTGTTTTAACGAATGCCACCGCCCGTCAGAAGAACCCTGCTTTGTCGTTGATGTACTCCGCGTGCGTCTGGATATCACGCAGGCATTTGTTCACACCGACGATGTAGCAGAACATGGTGGTCAACTCCGCCGCCGCGCCCGATACGTCGTGCCCGTCTTCCTGTAACTGGTTCAGCAGATTCATCAGCAGTGAGTTCTCCGTCAGGCCGAGAACACCAGACGGCGAGTGAATCAGACTGCGGTAGCCGGGCTTTAGTGGGGCGCTGTAGGTTTTGTTCTCTATCTTCATTGCCTGCATCACTGCTGATGCTGTGGCGTTGGCTACCTGGTCGGCAACCATCTTTATGCGTTCTTCTTGCGGGAGCGAGTTTTTAATGTAACTTCCGGTGCGGCGGATCTGAGGAAGAACCTCACCTGTAACCCATTTACGAAAGCGGTATGGGATAGTGCCTGGTGTCACCGCATCGCGGCAGCGGAGGATCAGTGTGTAGAGGCCTGACTCGTTGATAATATTGGTTTCGCCTTGACGGCCTAAGTTAAATTTAGCCCTTTCATCATCATCAAGAGATTTTATTGACATAGTGGGGTTTGTCAGTTGAAGAGCTTTAATAACGTCTTTGGCAACAAACCAAGGATTTCCATCAATAACAATGGCTCGAATGGTTGCTTCTGATTCAAAATGAAAAACAGATGGGGTTACGTTAGCAGTCATAGTGATCACCTTTGTAGTTAGGTTAATCACCACTACCGACGCCAATCGGTTGGTGGTGAACTGTGCAGGGTTGGCGTAACCGGCTACAAAGGACCCGGCGCACCTTTCGGTGCCCCCACACAGCCCACCATAGAATAGGTGCGCTTTACACATAAAAAAACCGCTTATGCGGCATATGTGCCTCTGTAGTAATCCGGGACGCCAATCCCGGCACTGGATTTTGCCAGTGCCCGATTACTATGGCACAAGAGGAGTGCGATGTAAATTTACCGTAAAGGTAATGATAAGCGCGAAGAAACATTGAAATCAACCGTATTTGGTTGATTGCGTTTAACGCTTGATCACCTGAAAGCAAGATATTACCTTTAAGGTAATGTTATTGTGAGGAAAAGCAATGGAAGTTTTCTGGATAGTTGTTGGTGTGGTTGCGGTGATTATTTACGTTATCAACCAGAACAAGACTAAGATCTCTGATCGTACGGTCGTTAATCATAACAAAACGATAAAGACCGAAGATGGGGAGATAACGATTAATCGTACACAGGTGATAGAACACACCTCTACTCAGTTTCAAAAAACTGGAGGTAATGCGCCTAATATTTCCGCACCTCCTGCTTATGATAGTGCGGTAATCCAGACATATTATAAACAGCAGGAGTTAGCAAAAGAGAGGCAACTGATTCAGCCAAAGCCGTTTACAGCTGAGATTCCACCTGGAGTGTCAACGCGTCCGGCATATCATGGAAGATTCCCTGGTGATGACATATCGTCTCAGTCATCTAAAAAAGCACCTCAGGCAATATCAGAGCCAGCAAGAATACCTTCTGTATCGCCGCCAAAAGAAGAATCAGCTAACAGAGTTTCAAGTGGTAGCAAGCAGTGCTTGCGATGCAGAATAAACCTTCCATATGAAAAATTCAGGAAATCGTCAAAAAATCCAGATGGATTGACTAAATGGTGTGCAAGGTGTCTCGATGGCCCAAAGAATACACGCCATATGAAGTGGTGCCCAATTTGTAATGTCCGCAGAAAACGAACCAGCTTTTACCCTAATAATCAAAATGCGGACGGCTTAATGGCATGGTGCAAAACGTGCTGGGATGAGCACAAAGCGAAACGATAGGCCGCTCTTGCGGCCTTTAAATTTACCGGGTTTGTTTTCGTAATTGTTCGGCACAATAGTCGAGATGTGTTTGCAGATCCCGCATAGACATCTGTGAGCTGGTGACGTAGTTAATCAGTGCAGTCAGTTCGGCAAGTGGGCCATCGACATTAAATCCATCCTTATCGAGATCCCGGAGTAATTTCATCAAGTGCGATCCCTCCACCAGTGACCTGACGCCTCCCGGCGTGTGAATCCTTTCGGTAAATCCGTCTTCCAGTGGATAGTGATACTGCTGCATCTTATCTTCTCCATGCAATAACTGTATATTTATACAGTAGCAAATAATTTGTTTGCTATCCAGCACGTTTTGCAAATCACCTGAAAGGTAATATCTTTTCGTATTTATGGATTATCTATCCATATGTGGTTTTTCAGGTAATAGAATAACCAGATATGCGGCGCAACGGGTGCTGCGACTATCTGGAGATTTAACATGACGGTCTCAACCGAAGTTGACCACAACGAATACACTGGTAACGGAGCTACGACATCATTTCCGTATACCTTCCGTATTTTCAAAAAATCCGACCTGGTTGTTCAGGTGTCTGACCTGAACGGGAACGTAACAGAATTGGTTCTGGATACTGACTACACAGTAACCAATGCTGGAGGATATAATGGCGGTAATGTAATTCTGTCGAAGGCGTTGGCTAACGGTTATCATATTTCTATATCACGAGAGCTCCCGGTTACGCAGGATACTGATTTGCGTAATCAGGGTAAGTTCTTCGCTGAGGTACATGAAGACGCGTTCGATAAACTGACAATGCTTATTCAAAAGTGTTTTTCATGGATGAGGTTAGCACTTATAAAACCAAGCATTCTGGCTAACTATTATGATGCAAAAAATAATAAGATATCAAATCTAGCAAATGCCACTGACAGAAACGATGCTGTCAATAAAGGTTATGTTGATGATCTTTTTACTGGAGGTGTAACGCCTACACCTAACAGCGCTAAAAACGATATTTTTACAAATCACCAAAGAAAGATTGTAGCTACGATGCCGCTTCTTTTTCCTGAATATGATGCGATTATGGCTGCTAACCCGTCAGCAACTTATATGTATCCTCAAGGATTCTGCGTTAGCGAAGATTTGATATACATCACTTATCCATTTGAGCCTAAACAGACGAATAATGTCGTCGCAGTATTTAACATATCTGGTATTTATCAAGGTTATTTCTATGTTCAGGCTGGCGGCCCAGGCTTCGCTGCTGAAGGAATCGTGGTTACGTCAGACTATGGCCCCAAAAAAATGTTTGTTGGTCACACAAACGGAATACTGCGTGAATTTAATATGGAGGGGGCATTATACGGAAGCAATCTGCCTCTTGTACAAAACCATGATGTTGGATTATTCAACCAGTTCAGCTACAGAAGAGGTATATGGCTCGTTGAGCAGAATGCGCCAGAAGTAGGACAGAAAATCACAAGAACTGTACTTGCAGTGTTCGACAGTGGTTTCAATCGCCTGTCAACTATAACGCTGCCGTTACATGATGTTGGGTATGTAACTAAAAGCACCTCACCTTATGCGCCTTATTTCAACAAGCGTCAGGGTATTGCGGTAGGTGATAACTACTTTGTCTGCGGCTATGGCGGCTTCATAGCTGATGGGGCAGGAAGCGCAGGATATAACGAATATCAGGGCAGCAAAGTTTTTAACCCTGACGGTACAAAGCGAACTGAATCAATGCTTCATCCTCAGGCCATGATGGATTTAATGAAAGCCGCAGGATTGAACGTCACTCGCATAGAAAATGAAGGCGTTTGTGTTTCTCAGGATGGAAAATCCATTTATTCACTTTACATTCATCAGGAAAGAACTGGCTCTGAACCTTACAATTCAGGTTTGGTTATTTTCGAAGATTTCTCCACTAATAAAGATGCTATCGATTTTACACCTGCATCCAGGCTTTACCGCGGATTTGATATCGATCACGCGAGCATTGGGGTATATCCCCGTAGTGCGAAGGGGATTGTTAACCCTGTAGATGGTACGTTGTTCACTAACATGACTGAAATTCTTCGCTATATGCAGGAGATGAGTCAGAAGGCATTTAATTTTTACACAGGGACTGTCAGCATTGCTGATATATCTGGCGTGGCAATCCCTTCCAGCACATATGTTGAAATACTGAATGCGAATAATCAGACTTTTATAGTCAACTATTATTCATCTGATAGTGGCATTAGTTATTTGGTTGCAACTAATCCTTCTGGTGACTTTGTATTTGTGCGCCAGCGACCGGCACAGTGGGCATCTAACTTAACCATTCAGCAAAACGCAGATCCTGATACAAACCAATTAAACCGCATCACTGCATCATCATATGCCGGTGCAACTACAAACTCTCAGAAAATATTGGTCCTTGACCAGCAGGCTACAGCTAGCGCAAATAGCTTGGTATTGGGCGGTAGTTCTTCTGTGTTTAGGTCTGCCACCACGGTGGATATTGCATGCAACAGCGACCCGACAGCATTGGGAGGAACCATACGCTGGCGGTTTTATGATACAGGTCTTCGCCCGTTTGCTGACAATACCTATAATTTTGGTCAGGCATCGTTTCGTATTAAAGACGCCTACTTTGCAAATGCCCCAACCGTTTCATCAGATGCCACGCTGAAAACCAATCCCGAGGCAATATCAGATTTAAGTGAAATGCTTTCTTCTGATAGAGACAGCATTCTTGATGCCTGGGGCGATATTTCTGTTGTGGCGTATCGATGGCTCGACGCTATATCCATGAAGGGCGATGGTGCCAGATGGCATTTTGGCGTCATGGCTCAGCAGGTAAGAGATGTATTCCTGGCGCACGGAATTGATGGAACCAGATTTGGCCTTCTTTGCTATGACGAGTGGGACGATATTTTTGAGCCGGTAATCGCGACTAAAGAGATTACCGATGCGTCTGGTGAGTTGGTCACCGTCGAATATGACACCGGAGAACAGAGGCTGGTTAAAAAAGCGGGTAGTTCATGGGGCATACGGCCTGACCAGTGCGCTTGGCTTGAGGCTGCATATCAGCGCCGCCGATGCGATCGTATTGAAGAGCGACTCGAACTATTGGAATCAAAATAAGACCAAGTTTAGGTAATTATTATCCGTAAATGGTTTATTGTGTATGATGGACCTCATCTTCTAAGGGGGTTTTTATGCACAATAAACGGTGGTTAATATGTCAGCCGGATTAACCAGTGAATCATTAAATCAATGGCTTAGTATGGGTTCTCTGGCGGCTGTTATCGCTGGCGTCCCGCCAGAAGTGGCGTTAGGCTCACTCGCTGGTGCGGTAATTTTTGTTACCTCGGCAGTTGAGTATCCAATACGTCGCCGGGTTCTCCTGTCCCTGCTCAGCTTCCTCTGCGGCCTTCTCTTCTATAAACCCACAGCGTCGATCCTTATCGGCTTTGCCAGCCTGATCCCTACCATCACTCAGGACTCTTTCGAGAAAGGGATCGTCTTCTCTGCTGGCGCATTCGTGTCAGCAATAGTCGCAGTGCGCATTGGCATCTGGCTCTATCACCATTCCGATAATCCACGCGAGTTAATTCCGGGGAGAAAAGACGATGGTAACTAATGAGCTTGTTTTGCTTATCACCAATGCAGTTATTTGCACTGGCATAGCAATTCGCGTTGTCACATTCCGGCGTAACGGCTCTCAACACCGAAGGTGGGGAGGATGGCTTGCTTATTTCCTGATTGTTGCTGCGGCCAGTATTCCGGTTCGTGTTGCCTATGCAATCTGGTTCCGCACGCCAATGGCTGTGGATTTATCTGAGGTCATTATCAACGCTGTCATGCTCGCTGCGGTTATTAAAACGCGCGGTAACGTCGTTCAAATTTTCAAAGTATCGAGGTCTAAACATGGAGATTAAACAATTCCAGCGAGCTGCTGGTATTAGCGAGGCGCTGGCCGCACGCTGGTTCTCGCATATAACTTCTGCGATGAAAGAGTTTGGTATCAGCAAACCAGAAGATCAGGCAATGTTTATTGCTCAGGTCGGGCATGAGTCTGGAGGTTTCACCCGGTTGCAGGAAAATTTCAACTACAGCGTCAGCGGACTGGCTAACTTCGTTCGGGCTGGGCGTCTCACTCAGGGACAGGCCAACGCATTGGGGCGACGCGCAGGCGAACCACCATTGCCACCTGAGCGCCAGAGAGCGATTGCCAATCTGGTGTACAGCAAACGCATGGGCAACAATGCTCCTGGCGATGGCTGGAACTACCGTGGGCGCGGACTTATCCAGATTACCGGTTTGAATAACTATCGTGACTGTGGAAACGGCCTGAAAGTGGACCTGCTGGAAAATCCTGAACTGCTGGCGCAGGACGAATACGCGGCTCGAAGCGCGGCGTGGTTCTTCTCCAGCAAATGCTGCATGAAGTATACCGGAGATATTGCACGTGTAACTCTGCTTATCAATGGTGGCCGGAACGGCATTGATGACCGGCGCGCGCGATACATCACTGCCAGTAAGGTGCTGGCGGTATGATCTGGGCATTCGCAAAAGCATACTGGAAACAGTTGGTTATCATGGCGATGCTTGCTGTTCTGGTCATATCAGGAGTTGTAGCCTGGAATGCACACGGCAGTCGTCAGTACGACGCCGGGTATGCGCAGGCACAGGAAGATCAGAAACAGGCTGATGATAAGGCCAGGTCACAACGTGATCAGGAGAAAACACAAATTGAACGTGAAGCACAATCCCGTATCGATGTGGCGCGTGTTGATGCTGAGCATGCTAATGCCGCTGCTGACAGCATGCGCGCCGAGCTTGACAAAACCAAGCGACTCGCCGAACACTATACCGGATCTTTCCCCACTGGCACGCCAGCCAGCAAGGTCATCGGTGTGCTCGCCGACATGCTTGAAGAAAGCAACCGAGTTTACAACGCAACAGCAGCTGAGGCTGAAAAGTATCGGATTGCAGGAGAATCCTGCGAACAGCAATACGATTCACTGAAGAAGCAAAAATCGTGGTAAAATCGTGGTACTGATTTTCGGTGACGGTATATAAAACGGTACGGGAAAAGTTGAGGTTTGTAAAAGTGTTATCACTCAATTGGTTATGGTTGTCGTAAATAATTGAGTGGGAATGATT